CAGGTACAATACTGGGAATCAGACACTACTTCGTAGGTATATAAATAATATTAGAAGAGGGGATATAATGTCCCCTCCGATAGTATGAGGTAAATTATGGCAGAATTTTTTGGATTCGAAATCAATCGGAAAAGTAGTACAAAAGGAAAAGACTTTCCTTCATTTGTACCAAAAACTGATGGTGACGACGGCGCTGGCGTTATACAAGCTGGTGGGCACTTTGGTGCGTACATTGACATGGATGGTGAAAAGGCCAAGAATGACAATGATTTAATGATGAAATATAGAGACATCGCTTCACAACCCGAATGCGATGCAGCAGTTGAAGATATTATTAACGAAGCAATTGTTGGAGACAACGAGGATTCACCTGTTAATATTATTTTAGATGAGCTAGAAGTATCAGATAAAATTAAAGAGTCGATTAAACACGAATTTGAAGCTGTTTTATCTCTTTTAGGTTTTAATTCATATGCTCATGAGATTTTCAGAAGATGGTATGTTGATGGTAGATTACCATATCATATTATTATCAATAGTGAAAATCCTAAGAAGGGTATAGCAGAACTTAGGTATATCGATCCTACCAAATTAAGAAAGGTGAAAGAGGTCGAAGAAGTAATTGATCCTAAGACAGGAGCAAAACTTATTAAGAAAGTTGATGAGTTCTTTTTGTTCGAAGACAAAACAATGAATGGTGGTGAACAGGGTTTAAAAATATATCCTGACGCAATCGCTTATTGTACATCAGGAATGATGGACCCAAGTCGTAAACGAATATTATCATATTTGCATAAAGCTTTAAAACCAGTTAATCAATTAAGAATGCTGGAAGACTCTGTTGTTATCTATAGGATATCACGAGCTCCAGAAAGAAGAATATTCTATATTGATGTTGGTAACTTACCTAAGGGTAAAGCTGAAGAATACCTCAGAGGTATTATGAATCAATATAGAAATAAATTGGTATATGATGCGAATACGGGTGATATTAAAGACGATAAAAAGCATATGAGTATGCTAGAAGATTTCTTCTTACCACGAAGAGAAGGTGGAAGAGGAACAGAAATCACAACATTACCAGGTGGCGAAAACTTAGGTCAAATAGATGATATCATATATTTCCAAAAGAAACTATATAAGTCACTTAATGTACCAGTTAATAGATTAGAACAAGAGTCTCAGTTTAGTCTTGGAAGATCATCTGAAATTACAAGAGACGAAGTTAAGTTTAAGAAGTTTATTGATAGATTAAGAAAGAGATTCTCTGACTTATTTATGCAACTACTTAAAACTCAACTCTTACTTAAAGGCATTATTACTCGAGAAGACTGGAAAGTCTGGAAAGAGAAAATAGCCTTTGATTACATTGAAGACAATTACTTTGCAGAGTTAAAACAGTCTGAAATGTTAAAAGAAAGATTTGATATGTTATCAAGCCTAGACGAATATGTAGGTAAATATATATCGAATGAGTGGATACGTAAAAACGTATTACGTCAGACTGACGATGAGATTGAAGAAATTCAAAAACAAATCGATCAAGAAAATAAAGACGGTGAAAACGAAGTTCCAGATGGAGAAGATCCACGTTGGGACTCATAATAATATAAATAACTAAACAGGAAGAAAATAATGGCAATGAATGAATTGATTAAAAATTTAAATAATGGCGATAACGTAAATGCTAATAAAGAGTTTAACTCTCTTATGGCAGACAAAATGGCCGCCGCTCTTGATGCTAAGAAGATTGAAGTAGCATCAGGAATGATTCAGCGTAATACAGCTGAAAAAGAAACAGAGGTATAATAATCCGTGCTATCATTTGTTGAGCTCAGAGAAAAAGTTAAACTTGCAAGTGGCGAGAAGACTGTAAAGTCTTTTAAAGCTGGTAAGAGAAAAGATAAAGAAGTCGTAATTGCTAAAAAAGGCAGTAAATTTTCCGTCTATGTAGATGGAGAACTTCTTGATAATAACTATAAGAACGAGAAAGAAGCTCAAACAGCAGCAGATGATATGCTAAAACTACTAGGTATCTAATAAATGAAATTAATAACAGAATACGTAGAAAACAATTTAGAAACGATTTGTGAAGCGCGAAAAGATGGTTCAAAACACTATTTTATCGAAGGCGTCTTCATGCAATCAAATCAAAAAAACAGAAACGGTCGTATCTACGAGAAGAAAAATCTTGAAAAAGCAGTAGAAAAATACGTAACCGAACAAGTTAAAACAGGGAGAGCGGTTGGAGAGTTAAATCATCCAGAAGGACCGACCGTTAACCTTGATAAAGTTTCACACAAAATCACAGACCTCCATTGGCAGGGAAATGATGTTGTAGGAAAGGCATCAATCCTTAATACACCTATGGGTAATATCGTTAGCGGTTTACTTGAAGGCGGTGTTAAGCTTGGTGTATCAAGTCGTGGTATGGGAAGTCTTGTACAGAAGAATGGCGCTCAATATGTGGGAGATGACTTTATGTTATCAACTGTAGATATTGTTCAAGACCCAAGTGCTCCAAGTGCGTTTGTAAATGGAGTTATGGAAGGTGTTGAATGGGTATGGGAAAATGGGCTAATTCGTCAACAAGATATTGAAGAAATTGAGACTGAAATTAAAAGTGCATCTCGCAAAAATTTGCAAGAAGCTGAAATAAGAGCTTTTAAAAATTTCCTCTCTAAATTAAATCTAAAATCATAGGAGAATACTATGTCAGACGACGTTAGAAACAATGCTGAACAAGTAGTAGACACTGTTGAAGAAGAGCTAGTCTCAGAAGAATCATCTGAAGAGCTCGTTGAAAATGAAACAATTTTAGACGAGGAAACAGAAGAGACTCTAGACGAAGCTTCTAAGAAAAACGAAAGCGAAGACGAAGATGACGACGACGAAGAAGAGGAGATGAAAGAATCTGCTCCTAAAGTCGAAGTTCCTAAGACTAAAGCTGGAGTTATTCAAGCAGCAGTTGAAATGCTTAAAAAGGCAAAAAAAGAAGACGCGCAAAAAATGTTTAGTAAGTTAGTTACTATTGATGGCGAAGAAGATTCAGTAAAATCAAGCGATGACGCTGCGGATGCAGTTAAATCCAAAATGGCAGAACCTAAAGCGAAAGCTAAAGTTGAAGCTATTGATTTTGATGAAGATATTGACGCAATCATCAAAGAAGAAGCTACACTTTCTGACGGATTTCGTGGAAAAGCATCAGCAATATTCGAAGCGGTACTTACAAGTAAGTTAAGCGAAGAAATTGATAGGCTTGAAGCAGAATATGCGCAAAATTTAGAAGAAGAAGTATCCGAAGTTCAATCTTCACTAGTAGAAAAGGTAGATTCATACCTTAACTATGTTGTTGAATCTTGGGTGGAAGAGAATAAAGTTGCAGTAACACAAGGTCTTAGGACTGAAATTGCTGAAGACTTTATGACTTCACTTCAGTCAGTGTTCAAAGAACACTATATAGAAGTACCTGAAGGTAAAGAAGACTTAGTTGATGACCTCAACGAACAAGTCACTGAACTCGAAGAGACTTTAAACAAAACCACAGAAGATAATATCAATCTACACAATGCTGTTCAATCATTTGAAAAGCAAAATGTAGTAAGAGAACAATCTTCAGGGCTTGCAGAAACTGAAGCTGAGAAATTAGCATCTTTAGTTGAAGATATTGAATTTGATAACAGAGAATCTTTCGAAATGAAAGTGAAAACTGTTAAAGAATCATACTTTAAATCAGATGTTAGTGAAACAGCCGATGAAGTTGATAGTTTATTAGGCGAAGGAACTGTTTCAGAAGAAACTGTATCTGAGTCTATGGCTAAATACACTCAAGCTATAACAAATTTTACTAAATAGGGGAAACAGAAATGTTTAACGCAGATAAAAATTTAATGGAAAAGTGGGGTCCTGTACTCGAGCACGAGTCAGCCACACCTATTACAGACAACTACAAGAAAGCTGTAACAGCTAGATTGTTAGAAAATCAGGAAATTGCCCTACAAGAAGAAAGAGTACAAGCTCAAGGAAATTATATTTCTGAAGCTGCAGCACCAAATAACATTGGTGGTGGAAGTATTGGAACATTTGATCCAGTATTAATCTCTCTTGTTCGTAGAGCAATGCCTAACTTAATCGCATATGATATCGCTGGTGTACAACCAATGAGTGGTCCTACAGGACTTATCTTTGCAATGAAATCAAAATACTCAACTCAGGGCGGTACTGAAGCTTTATTCAATGAAGCTGATACTGACTTCTCAGGAACAGGAACACATCAAGCAGATCCAACTGGATTAGTCGGTGTTGTTGATGCTGACACTGATGGTACTATTGCTGATGAAGCTGATACAGTTTCAACACTAGGTAGTGGTTTAACAACTACTGCTGCAGAGAGACTAGGTGTTGGAGAGTCTGGCGACGGCGCATTTGGCGAGATGGCTTTCTCAATCGAGAAATCTACAGTCACAGCT